TGACAAACGCCGGACTTTCTACGAAAGACGAAGTTTCAGTTGTTGTGGTTGACGAAGATGGTCTAATCAGCGGAACACCTGGTCAAGTTCTTGAAATCTACCAAAACCTTTCGCGCGCCACAGATGCCAAGAAAGAAGATGGTACAACTAACTATTATAAGACAGCGATCAACGACTTCTCACGCTGGATTTGGGCTACAAACGATCGCTCAGGTGCTGCTTCGAATACTCTCTCAACCGTTGCTAACTCGACCAATACGACGACTTATACGAAGTCGTTCGTTCGCGGAACAGACGGCGCGACAGAAAGTACTGTTTCAATGGCAGCCGTTGGTGCTGCATACGATCTCTTCGCAGATGCAAGTACAGTCGATGTTTCTCTTATTCTTCAAGGGAAAGCAATCGGAACAAACGATGTTCAGCTAGCTAACTATCTGATCGACAACATTGCAGAAGTTCGTAAGGATTGCGTAGTGTTCGTTTCTCCTGCATACTCTGATGTTGTAGGTATCGCAACAGAAAACGCACAAGCTCAGAACATCGTAGATTTCAGAAATCTTCTGCGTAATACTTCATATGCAGTCCTCGATTCTGGTTACAAGTATCAGTACGACAAGTATGCTGACGTATATCGCTACATTCCTTTGAACGGAGATATTGCTGGTATTACTGCTCGCAGTGATAGCCTGAAAGATCCTTGGTTCTCTCCTGCTGGATTTACTCGCGGTCAAATTAAAAACCTCGTGAAGTTGGCATTCAGCCCTGGAAAAACTGAAAGAGATCTTCTGTATAAGAATGATGTCAATCCAATCGTGACATTCCCGGGTCAAGGCACAGTACTCTACGGAGATAAGACTCTCCTCGGTCGTGCAAGTGCATTCGACCGTATTAACGTACGTCGCTTGTTTATTGTTCTTGAAAAGGCGATTGCAACAGCTTCAAACTCTACGCTATTTGAATTCAACGACGATTTCACAAGATCACAGTTTGTAAATCTAGTTGAACCATATCTTCGCGACGTTCAAGGTCGTCGTGGAATCTTTGACTTCCGCGTGGTTTGTGACGAGACGAATAATACTGCTGAAGTTATCGACAGCAATCGCTTTGTTGGAGACATCTACATTAAGCCTGCTAAGTCGATCAACTTCATTCAGCTAAACTTCGTCGCCGTCAGATCTGGTGTCGAGTTCAATGAAATCGCTGGCCAGTTCTAATAAATAAAAATAAACGTAGGAGGAAAGTAAATGGCTTTTAATATCAATGAAATGAGAAGCCAGCTACAATTTGGCGGTGCAAGACAAAATCTGTTCCAAGTGGATATTTCAAATCCCGCGAACAGTGATGGAGATCGAAAAACAAGATTCATGTGTCAGGCAGCTCAGCTGCCTGGCTCTGATCTTGGAGTCATTCCAGTGTTTTACTTTGGTCGTCAAATGAAGTTAGCTGGTGATAGAACATTCGCCGAATGGACAGTCACGATCATGAACGATGAAGACTTCTTGATTCGGAATGCCATGGAAGAATGGTCGAATCAGATCAATCGTCTACAGCGCAACGTCAGAGAAATTGGCCCTGGATATAAGTCTCAGGCCACAGTCACTCAGTTTGGTAAAGATGGTACGAAGATCCGTACTTATGATTTTAACGGAATCTTCCCAAGTAATATCAGCCCGATCGAGCTCGATTGGTCGACGACTGATCAGATCGAACTGTTCCAGGTGACATTCCAATATGACTACTGGTCAGTTGGTAAGGTCGGACAGACAGGCGACGCCGGCGGTGATTAATAAGTAAAGGGTAATCATTCCCTTTACTTTTTTCGTTATTTAAATTGGAGAACCCATGGCCGAGTTATTTGGTTTTGAAATTAAAAGAAAGCAAGAAGAAAAAGAGCTTCCATCATTTGCCCCAAAACAGGACGATGATGGAGCTCTTGTTCTTGCCGAAGGTGGAGCCTATGGCCAGTATGTTGATATGGAAGGTGCCATTCGCACCGAGTCAGAGCTCGTCTCGAAGTATAGAGAGATGGCTCAGCATCCAGACATCGAACTTGCTGTCGATGATATTATCAACGAAGCTGTTGTAATTGATCCCAAAAAAGAAGTCGTATCTTTAAATCTTGACGACTTAAAGCAACCAGACAAAGTCAAGAAACTTATCCTCGATGAGTTTGATACTGTGCTCGAGCTGCTCGAGTTTAATCAGCACGCCTATGAAATTTTCCGCAAGTGGTATGTCGACGGTAGAATATTCTATCACTTGATGATCGACGAGAAAAATCCAAGAGAAGGCATTCAAGAACTACGCTACGTAGATCCTCGCAAGCTTCGTAAAGTCAAAACTTACAAGAAAAGAAAGGCTGCCAAGGACTCGAACGTTATTATTCCTGCAAAGGGCGAAGAGTTCTACATCTATAATGAGAATGGTTTCGGTAAAGTACCGACACAACCAAACTATCAAGATCCTACTACGCAAGGTATTAAGATAGCCACAGACGCTATTATCAACGTATCTTCTGGCCTTGTCAACGTTAAAGGTGACATGGTTCTTGGTTACCTACAAAAGGCTATCAAGCCACTCAACCAGTTAAAGGCGATGGAAGACTCATTGGTCATCTATCGTATCTCTCGTGCACCTGAACGCCGTATCTTCTATATCGACGTTGGTAACCTACCAAAAATGAAAGCTGAGCAATATCTTCGTGATGTGATGACTCGCTTCAAGAATAAGGTAGTGTACGATGCAGGAACCGGAGAAATCCGCGACGATCGTAAGCACATGACAATGCTCGAAGATTTCTGGCTACCACGTCGTGAAGGCGGAAAGGGTACAGAAATCACCACTCTTCCAGGTGGACAGAACCTCGGTCAGATCGACGATATCGTTTACTTCCAACGTAAGCTTTATAAAGCTCTGAACGTTCCTATTTCTCGTCTTGATCCTGAACAAGCTTTCAACTTCGGAAGAGCCACAGAAGTCACTCGCGACGAAGTTAAGTTTTCTAAATTCATTACTCGCCTTCGTGCAAGATTCTCTGATGTTTTCAATAAGATTCTTGAGAAGCAACTGATTCTGAAGGGTATTATTACCTCTGAAGATTGGTCAGAGTTTAAATACAACTTTAAATATGAGTTCACAGAAGATAACCATTTCTCTGAGCTGAAGAACACAGAGATCCTTCGCGATCGTATCTCGATGCTTCGCGATGTCGATGACTATGCAGGCAAATACTACTCACACGAATGGATTCGTCGTAATGTTCTTTATCAGACAGAAGAAGATATGGAACAGATCGACAAGCAGATCGCCGATGAAATTGATAATCCTCAATATGCTCCACCAGAAATGGGTCCAGATGGACAGCCACTTCCTCCTGGAGATGTAGGCACACCGCCGGCTGAGGACGATGCGACTCCTCCGGCTCCTGGTAAACCGAAAGCGAAAGCTACTCCTATTCCAAATGTACCAGATTTGGTAGGAAAATAAATACATTATAAATAGTAAAAGAATTTTGGAGATTTTATATGGATATTGACGAACTAATTGGAGCCGCTGTCGAACAGCAGCCAACTCGATTTGCTACGGCCTTTGATGATCTCATGGGTCAAAAGATCGCAGCGAGATTAGAAGACGAGCATACCACATATGCTCAACAAATGTTTGCTTCTGACGAACCTGAAGATACCGATGAAGAAGAATTCGAAGATGATTTGGATTTTGACATCGACGACGAAGAGTTCGAAGATGAGTTCGAAGACGAAGAATTTGATATAGAAGATCTCGACCTAGAAGATTTAGACACAGAGGAAGAAGACGACGATGGCGAAGACGCTTAAAGATTTCTTAAATGAAAGACAGCTTGGGCCGATGGTCGTCAAGAATCCTGACGAGCAGAAGTTCATTGACAAGCACGTAGTTGCAAAGACTGACGACCGCAACGGCAATGACGATGAACTCTTTAAGGGTTCGAAGGTCAAGATGGCTGATCGTCCAAAGCACCGTAAGGGCTACAATCCTGGCGAAGACGAAGAAGTATATGAAGCGCTGAAGGGCAATCAGCACAAGATCGATGCCAACAAGAATGGCAAGGTCGATGCCCATGACTTCCACCTGCTGCGTAAGAAGAAAAAGGTTGCCGAAGAAGCTGAAGAACTCGAAGAGCTTTCAACAGATACTCTGAGAAATTACAGAGCAAAAGCGAAAGATGATGCATACGACGCAGCTGATGTTGATGACGATCGTCGCCTCCGTAAACGTTCAATGGGTTCGTGGGATGCTGGTAAAAAGATTTTAAAGCGCGGTGATGCTTTAAGAAAAGAAGAAGCTGAGCAGATCGACGAGATCTCGGCCGAAAAGAAAGATGCATACGCACAAAAAGCCGGTAAGCAACTTCCAGGTCTTTTTAAGAAGTCCGGCGAAACTGCTAATGATGCTCGTAAGTATTATAACCGCAAGAATACTGTTCGTAAAATTGCTAACGAAGAAGCCGATCAGATCGACGAGATCCTTGATACACCAGAAAAAGCTGCTAACTACAAAGCCAAAGCTCAAAAGTCTTTCAGCAAGAATGTCTGGATAAGCGGAGATAAAGCAGCCCATCAAACAGCGAAAAAGCGTCTTTATGGTTTATCACATCCAAAGGTTGCTGAAGAAATAGAGATTGAAGAAAAGCTGAACATGGACAAAGCTTCAATGGGAACCGTAATCAAGGATTTCCAAAAGTCTGATGCTCCTCAGTTCCAAGGTAAGTCACAGAAGAAGCGCCAAGTGATGGCGATCGCTGCTAAGCTCTCAGCAGAGCGCGGTGGCAAGCCTTTGAACAAAGAAGAGCGTCTTCTTACTAAGCTTGCTGACATTTCAGAAACACATAAGAGAACGATGGTATCGGTCTTTGAGAAACTTAACGAAGATAACCAACGTGAGTTCATGCTAGCATGCGATACAGCAGAAGGCATCGAGCAAATGTTGGACTTCTCTATTCAACACAGAGGTGAATAATGGCTGTTACGATTACATCAAATAAGAAAAATACGTCGGCCGTTATTCACGTTTCTGCTGCTAATACCACGATTAAAGTATCTGGTAATAGCATCACGACAAACGTAGATGCTACTTCTACATGTCTTGCTATCGGTAACGAAGTGCTTAGCGGAGTATACATTACTCAAGCTTTCTTTGGAGTTGATCCGACAGGTTATGCGGTGATCAAGCGCGGCACAACACCGGTTGCAATCTATGATTCAACTGGATATGTCGACTATGCTGGTTCAGGTATGGCTCTCACTGTCGGTCAAACAGCAAACCTTACGGTTGAGTTCGTAGGTACCGCGAATGGCTACGTCTTACTTGAAGTACAAAAAGCTGGCACTCTTCCAACAGAATATCTCGGATAAGGTAAGAACATGAAGCTAATCACAGAAGTCGTCGAAGATCTGAAATGTATCACAGAAGCTCGTGAAGACGGGAAGAAGAACGTATACATCGAAGGTATCTTCTTACAAGGAGGCATTAAGAACCGTAACGGTCGTATGTATCCTGTAGAAACCCTTGAAAAAGAAGTGAATCGTTACGACGAAACTTACATTCAGAAAGGCAGAGCTCTTGGCGAGTTAGGTCATCCTGACGGTCCGTCCATTAACCTCGATCGTGTATCTCACATGATCACTTCTTTGAAGAAAGAGGGCGCCAACTTTGTAGGTCGTGCTAAGTTGATGGATACTCCAATGGGTAACATCGCCAAAGGTCTCATTGGAGAAGGCGTAAAGCTTGGTGTATCTTCCAGAGGTATGGGTTCGTTGAAGCTAAATAGAGAAGGTATCAACGAAGTTCAAGACGATTTCTATTTGGCCACAGCTGCAGATATCGTAGCAGATCCTTCTGCTCCAGATGCATTTGTAAATGGTATTATGGAAGGCGTAGAATGGGTTTGGCAAGATGATCTGTTAGTTGCAAAGAAAAATGCACAGAAGATGTTAGAGCAAACTGTGCAAAATATTGAAAGCGCATCTTTTTCGAAGCAGCTCGATGCTAAAAAGTTTGAAATTTTTGAGAACTTCCTCAATAAAATTTCTAAAATCTAACTTAGAATAAATAAATAAAATCTACAAGGAGTCAAAAATGTCAAATAAAGATACGAGTGAAATCGTTCAAGACGGTATCGATGAATCTGCTGGTTCGGAAACATTGAAGCCGAATCCAACACGCGCAGAGATGCTAGCTACTTTTAGCTCGCTTCTTGCACAATTGAAGGGCGAAGATCTTTCGCACTTCTTTAACGATTCAATCAAGCAATATAGTGCTGATGGCGTTCCTTCGGCGACTGCTCCTGGTGGAGCTCCTGCTATTGGTAAGATGCCAATGCCTACGCTGAACGCAGTGAAGGAAGACATCAACGAAGTATTTGATGGCGAAGATCTTACTGAAGAAGCAAAAGAAAAGTTTTCAACAATCTTCGAATCAGCTGTATCAGCTCGCGTTTCGATCGAAGAAGCTCGTCTCGAAGAAGAATTCGCTACGAAGCTCGACGAAGCAGTAGAAGAAGTAAAAGAAGAGATCACTACAAAAGTCGATCAGTACCTCGACTATGTAGTAGAATCGTGGATGGAAGATAACAAGCTTGCTATCGAATCCACAGTCCGCGCCGATATTGCAGAGAATTTCATGGAAGGCCTCTACAATCTGTTTGCTGAATCATACATCACAGTGCCTGAAGAGAAGCTTGATGTAGTCGGTGAATTGAAGGCACAACTCGAAGAGCTAGAAGCAAAGCTCGACGAGTCTATAAACACGCAATTAGAACTACAGTCAGTCATCGACGAAGCTACAATGGAAGCAACGTTCGACGAAGTGTCTGAAGGTCTTGCTGCTACACAGGTAGAAAAGCTTCGCACACTTGCAGAAGGTATCGAGTTCACAGATAGCGAGTCTTATGCAAAGAAGCTCGACATTCTAAAGGGCAAGTACTTCTCTGAAAAGAAGGAAGTTAATACTGGCGTTATTTCGGAAGAAGCAACAGAAGGTCTTAACGAAGAAACTAAGCCTAAAGCAGTTGGTGAAATGGCAAACTATGTCAGCGCGATTTCGAGAACCAAAAAGTTTTAATTTGATAAATAATAAACAAATCCTAAGGATAAAGGGAGAATAAAATGTTAGCTGAGGAACTAAATAACAAGTGGAAGCCAGTGCTCGAGCACTCGGATCTTCCAGAAATTACAGATTCACACAAGCGCCTTGTCACAGCGACAGTGCTTGAAAACACAGAGCGTGCACTTCGCGAAGCTTCAGGCCAAGGTAGTTCACAACAAATGCTTGGCGAAGGCGACGGTCACGTCAACTCCGTAGGCAGCGGCCAGGTTGCAAACTTCGATCCAGTACTGATTTCACTCGTACGTCGTTCGATGCCAAACCTGATTGCTTATGACGTTTGTGGCGTTCAGCCAATGAACGGCCCAACAGGTCTTATCTTCGCAATGCGTTCGCAGTATGCCAACTCGACAGACGCAACTGTTGCAGAAGCTTTCTACAACGAAGCTAACACTGGTCACGCTTCGCGTCTCGGTGCTGGTCTTAACGCTGCTAACACAGGTGCTGCTTCAGCAACTGCAGTTGGTGCTAACACAGTTGGTACAGCTCCTGACTCGTCAAACAACGCTGGTAACACATACTACAACTACACGATGGGTCTTCTTGTTGGTTCTGCTGAACTTCTTGGCGCTAACAGCTCATACATCTTCCCGGAAATGGGCTTCTCAATCGAGAAGGTAACTGTATCTGCTAAGACACGCGCGCTGAAGGCAGAATACACTCTAGAACTTGCACAAGATCTGAAGGCAATTCACGGTCTTGACGCAGAAGCTGAACTTTCGAACATCCTTTCAGGTGAAATCCTTGCGGAAATCAACCGTGAAGTTGTTCGTTCGATCATCATCACTGCTGAAAAGGGTGCATCTGAAGGAACCACAACTGCTGGTATCTTCGACCTTGATACCGATTCAAACGGTCGTTGGTCAGTTGAAAAGTTCAAGGGCCTTCTGTTCCAAATCGAACGTGAATGCAACAAGATTGCAAAAGAAACACGTCGCGGTAAGGGTAACGTAATCATCTGCTCGTCTGACGTTGCTTCGGCACTTCAAATGGCTGGCGTTCTTGATTACGCTCCTGCGATGAACACATCGTCACTGAACATCGACGACACAGGCAACACATTTGCTGGTGTTATTAACGGTCGCATTAAGGTCTATATCGATCCATATGCTGGCACAAACTTCTTGGTAGTAGGCTACAAGGGTTCGAATCCGTTCGACGCTGGTCTGTTCTATTGCCCATACGTTCCACTACAAATGGTTCGTGCAGTTGATCCAGGTTCATTCCAACCGAAGATCGGCTTCAAGACACGTTACGGAATGGCACCGAATCCATTCGCTAAGGGTACTACAGCTGCTTCGACAACTGCAGTTCTTGAGCAAGATTCGAACAAGTACTACCGTCGCGTTCTTGTTAACAACCTTATGTAATATAAGAGTTGGAACAACCAACCTAAAAACTGGAAGGGGAGTCGAAAGGCTCCCCTTCTTTTTGGCATGTACAATATATAAATAGTGTGTATAATGGGTATTATAGCCAAAGGAAAGATATGACTGCCGTAAACGATATTAACAAAAACTTTCTGTCACCTTTAGGCTACAAGTTTACTTTGGCACGTGCACCTGCGCTCAGCTACAATGTACAGAACATTCGTTTTCCTGGTGTGCAAATGAGTAACGGCGAGAGTCCGACTCCGTTCGTTCCGATTCCAGTCACTGGTAAACTTACTTATAGTCCTCTCGATATTACGTTTCGTCTGAACGAAGATATGACAGATTATCTTGAGATCTATAACTGGATGGTGGCTCTGGCATCTCCTGTTAGTTTTGATGCTTATAAAGCTGTACAGAATTCTCAGGCTGGATCTACAGGAACACTCTACTCAGATCTGAACTTACAGATCATGAATAGCAGTATGAACTCGAATATTATGATAACTTTCTATGACGCATTTCCAACCAGTCTCGGAGATATTGAGTTTAATAGTACAGATACCAGTGTCAATTATATAGAATGTAGTGTAGAGTTTAAATATCTAAGGTATGATATTACTAAATTATAGGATTTGTTATGAAAATTGATGACATTTATGCAGAATGGGAAAAGGATTCCCAGATTAATCGCTCTGAGCTCGGCGACGAAGCGCTCAATATTCCAAAGCTCCATCACAAGTATTTCAAGATCTTTACGCATGAGCGTCTGCTGCTTCGTAAACAAGAGGCAGAACTCAAGCAATTGAAGCTCGAGAAGTTGGAGTTCTATACTCTCGGACCGACAGAAGAGTCACACGAAAAAGGTTGGCGCTTGCCACCGCAGGGCAAAATACTGAAATCTGAAGTGAATAACTATATAGAAGCAGACAAGGATATGGTGAATCTATCGCTCAAACTGGGTATTCAGCATGAGAAGATCGATCTCCTTGAATCCATCATCAAGTCTCTCACTGCCCGTGGTTTTAATATCAAGGCTGCGATCGAGTGGGAGCGATTTAAAGTAGGTATTTAATGAGCTCAGTGCATCTTAAATTTATCAATAATGTCCACGTTAAAGTGGAGGCAGAACCATCGACTATCATGGAATTGGCAGACGAGTTCACGTTCTATGCAGAGAATTATAAGTTCCATCCAAAGTATCGAGCGAGAATGTGGGACGGTAAGATTCGTCTGATTAACAATCTGACTGGATATGTATACTCTGGTTTAGCAAGACATATCAAGAAATTTTGCGATGCCCGAAACTATACGTTCTCGTTTGACGAAGAATTATATTATGATGGCGTATCTGAGCACGAACTAAGAGAGTTCATAAATACTCTTGGAATTCCTGAAAAATATGCCACCAGAGACTATCAATTTGATTCGATCTTGAAGTGCATCAGATCAAATCGAAGAACGTTAGTCTCGCCGACTTCTTCTGGTAAATCTTTGATGATCTACATTCTGATGAGATGGTATCAGAAGCATAAGGCTTTGATCATCGTTCCTACCATCGGACTGGTGAATCAGATGGAGAGTGACTTTCGAGATTACGGATATACTGGTAACATACACCTCTCGACTCAAGGTTTGAGTAAGTCGAATAATATCGAATGTGATATGGTCATTACCACGTGGCAGTCACTCAATAATGGTAAGAATAAGATGCCAAAACCATGGTATCAACAATTTGGAGTCGTATTCGGAGATGAAGCACATGGCGCAAAAGCTACCTCGCTTATACAAATTCTTAGTAGCCTTACTGATTGTAAATTTCGCTTTGGGACTACTGGAACCCTTGATGGCACAGCCCTTAACGAGACAACAATCGAAGGTCTCTTCGGTCCAAAATACAAAGCCGTCAGCACAAAAGAGCTCATGGATCAAGGATACGTATCCAAACTCAAAATCAAGTGCATCGTCCTTAAGTATAATGAATCAACTAGCCATGCAGTCAAGGGAAAGACATACCAAGAAGAGATCGATTTCCTCATCAATTGCGATGCTCGGAATAAGTTCATCCGCAACCTCGGACTCTCCTTAAAAGGTAACAAACTTGTTTTCTTTCGAATTGTGGATCATGGCAAAATACTTCGTGATCTGATAACTAAAAGCACAGATCATAATGTGTTTTATATCGATGGCTCTGTTAGCGGTGATGATCGAGAATCGATACGTAAGGCGATTGAAGAAGAAGAAAACGCAATCCTCCTCGCGTCGCTAGGAACGACATCGACTGGAGTAAGTATTAATCGACTGCATCATATGATCGCCGCTTCTCCATCGAAGTCGAAGATCAAGGTTCTTCAGTCAATTGGTCGTATGCTTCGTCAGCATGAATCGAAAGAGCATGCGGTCTTGTATGACATCGTCGACGATCTCTCCTATAAATCCCATCAAAACTTTACTCTCAGACACTTCCTCGAAAGAACGAAGATCTATGACGCCGAACAGTTTGACTATGAAATCTATAACGTGAAGGTTTAATTATGTTGAAAGTAATACATCTCATCAGCTGCGATACTCTTATCGGAGAGGTTGAAGAAAACGAAGACGAATATATTATTACACATCCATTTTTGATGGAAATTGTCGACGACTCAGATCAAGGTTCTGGTGTTCGTATGGATTATTTGTTAGCGTTTTCGAAAGATAACTGTGTACATATAAAGAAAAGTGTTGTATTGTATAACTATAATCCTTCAGATAGGATGGAAGAGTATTATGGTCGACTCGTCGAATTCACGGCTAAACGTGACAATGATGTCATTCTAAAGCAAACCCTCGAGAGTATGGATGAGATGGATAGTAGATTGAAATCTCTTCTAACACGAAGACTCGTAGGGAAAAGTACAGTAAATTGAGAAAGTCTAAATGATGATTAAAAAGAAACCGACTACCCACTATATCGACAACAAGTTGTTTTATACCGAGATGGTCAAGTTTTGGAACTCGTGTCAGGAAGCCAAGAAGAATGGTGAACCTCGGCCTCCAATTCCAGAATATGTGGGTAAGTGCATTATGTTGATTGCACAACGGTTATCAACTCGACCTAACTTTATCGGATACTCGTATCGAGAAGAAATGGTCGGTGATGGCATTGAAAACTGTCTGACATACATTCATAATTTCAATCCAGAAAAATCTACCAATCCGTTTGCGTATTTTACACAGATCATTTACTATGCATTCCTACG